TGTACCACTTCTGACCCGTGATAGGAATTCTTCTGTGACAAGGCTATGTAATTCATTAAACTGGTCTTCAGTGGCTTTCTTCATTTAACTAAATAGTTTATCTTTTACAATTTTTAATGCCTGATCATCAAGTTTATTATCAGTTCGTTTTACATAAGCTTCTAATACATCAATGATTAGTTGCTTAACTGAATCTGATTTAATAAAGGTGAGAAGGATGGGCTTGATAAATAATAACATAATTTTAGTGGATTGGGTTTACTTAGACTCTTCTTTCTTTTCCTCTTTTTGAGGTTTAGCTAATTCTTTAGCTTTTTGATCTGATAGTGTACTCATTTTACATGTTTCTTTAGGTTTTTGCCAAGGTTTATACCAAGGCTTAGGTGGAGATTTACATTTAAGAACTTTAGCTTCAGCTTTCTTCCAAGTAGATATAGGTATGACATCACTACATAGGTGATAGACCCGTGTACCTGGTAGAAGCATAAATCCTTTCTGTTGAAGTTTAGCACAGTTATCAATTCTAACTAGCTCATAATTCAACTTCATTTTCTCTTCTTGTTTTGCTGCTATAGACTTACATCTTTCTAATATAGAGCCATCTAGGGGTATCATGAAGTTAATCTGACCACCCCAGTTTTCAGCCATAGTATAGCTAGAAGGTCTCATACCATCTTCATCTATATCCCAGGGTTTGGTATGATTACCCATATAGAAGGGACTGAAGGTCATTGTAGGACCATTACAGCTAATATTTGGACCCATTACCTGTCGGCTGGGTGCTCCATTGTTTTGAAATTGTACAGCTTGGTTTGTAACGTTACCAGTAGCAGCAGCAACTGGATTAGAGGTGTTGTTTGTTTCTCCTTCATCAGCATATGCAGGAGTACATCCTACTGCGAGAATACCGATAAGGAAACTGTAGTAGAGGTAGTGTCTATTTCTCTTTCGATTACTTGTGTTTCTAATACTTGAGTAGCTGCTCTTGTCACCACTTCTAAAGAGAAGGGATCTCCAGCTGTATGTAGGGTAAACACTGAATCTGAATCTACTATACCTCCTGAGGAAGCTGAGGTATGGGTTATATTTTCCCCAGACCATTTGCTTAATACGGACCCATAAGTTGTGATAGTTATATCCTCCACGATTTCTTGTTGGGTCGTTGTAGTTGAGTTCATCGACCCCTGAGTAAATTGAGGGGTGACGAGTTCTGCTCTTGCTACCGAGGGGGATAACAGCATTAAGAGAAATAACCATTTTTTCATTCTTCTTTTTTCTTTGCCATTGGACAGTTGACGGCAGTACTTGGACCTTTATCTTTACTATTACCAGTAGCCAAACCAAATGTTGCTAATGCACCAGTAAAAACGGATGCTACAAAAGTTATATCTGAATTACCAGATTTCTTAACCATAGGTAGTTCTACATAGTTTAATGTAATAATAAAGCCAGACCAAACTACAACGCCAAGTCTGACAAATGTACCAAGGATCTGTATTTGTTGTTCTTGATCCTCTATTCCGTCTTTGAGTTTTTTGAGGAGTCCTTTTTTTTCTTCTGGCGGTTTTCCTTCCATTTATTAACTTTAGCTTGTAGTTGTTTTTGAACTTTCTTTTTAATAGGTTCAAATAAGGATTGAGTAACAGTAGTAGTTGTTACTGCAATTACTGCTGTTGTTACTGCTGTCACCACTACAGCTGTTTCCGGTATTGGCATTTGAATATCAATAACCGGAATCTTTAAGCTAGGTGGTTCAGGCTCTTCTGTTGTCTTCTCCTCCTCTACGTCCTCAGGGGGCTCCAAATCAGCTGGGGGTACGATCATAGGTTTATAGGCCGGAACGTCCGCTGTAGGGGCTCTGAGGTACATCTGAGGGATGTCTAGAGCTTTAGGTAGGGTAGCTCTAGGAATATTCACCAAGGTTTATGCCAAACTTTAATTATCATGGACTAATTCCCTTACCTTTAGTAATTGCTGCATCAATTGCAGTGAAATCTTCAGTTGTCCAGATAGAGGTTTCTTCATCTGCTTTTTTATAACCTTTGATGATTTCTAAATGCCTCCAATTTCGTTTAATACGATCTTTCCAATAATCTTCTGTTTCATCTTCTGATTTTGTGCTATCAATAACTTTAACACTAGATGCAGCATGAGCATAGATTTCTGCTATTTCATCAGCAGTTCTTTCTGTTAGTGACATAATAAATAATAATGGTTAGTTTTCTTCTGAAACTTCTTCAGTTTCTGTTGGTTCAGACTCTTCTACATCTTCACCTTCTTGTTGCTCCTGTTGAGCTTCAAGGACAATAGCATCTAATTCAGCTAATGCACCTTGAATCTCATTGAAGCGGCTAACAAGTTGTGCTCTTTCTTCCATTAGTTTTTGAGCACGTTCTTGGATGGTTGTCATAATAAAATAAGGGTGTTAGTTTGCCTTTAAGGCTTTGATTTCGTTTTGTAACTCTGTTACTGTTGCAGATAGTTCCTTAACTGAGTTTACTAGCATAGGAATTAAAGCAGCTGCACCTACTTTATAATTTTCTGGATCTGTAGTTTTAACAATACCTGTATATTTAGCATCATATTCGTTTAGTACTTCAAGTACTTCTTGAGCAATAAAACCAGAATTTTTATCACCACTTTGTTTTGATTTATCTCTAAAATCCCAAGTATATTTACGTGGTTGTAGTTTATTAATAAATTCAAGACCTAAATCTAAATCAACAATATCCTTTTTATCTCTTCCATCTGAAGTAAACGTCCAAGCAGTTTCTGAACCTTCGAAATCAGCTACCACAGTTCCATTAGTAATTACTACTTGACCATTACCAGTGGCACTACCTACTTGAGCATCTTTACCGATACATACATTACTATCACCTGTAGTTATATTATTACCAGCATTTTTACCAATTGCTGTATTCATAGCACCTTCAGTTACATTCTGTAAGGCACCATAACCTATAGCAGTATTAGCATCAGCATCAGCATGATTTGCTTCTAATAAAGAAGCATAACCCATTGCTGTATTATGTAAACCTGCTGTAGTTTTCATTCCAGCTGATGAACCAATATAAGTATTATGTGTTCCTGTAGTATTTTTTCTTCCAGCATTACCTCCTACAAAAGTACACTCTACACCAGTTGTAAGGTCTTCACCAGTTTGAGTACCGACACCTACATTATAAGTATTAGCATCAGCATTTTGCATTTCAAGTGCTCTATAACCAACAGCTACAGCGAAGCTTCTTGAATCTTCTGTAGTTAAAGCTTGATAACCAATAGCAACGTTTCCAACTCCACCAGTTATAGCATCTCCAGCATAGGCTCCAATTGCTGTATTATCACTACCTAAACAAGCTGCTAATGCGGAACGTCCTACAGCTACACAATTATCTCCACTTACGATAGCTATCAATGCATTATGACCAACCCCTGTATTAGATTCTCCATCTTCAACAGCATTTAATGCACCAGTTCCTACAGCTACAGTATTACTACCTGTACATGTAGCAGCCATTGTATCTTTACCAACAGCTACATTATTTACACCTGAAGTTATACCTTTACCTCCATTTGCACCATAAACTGTATTATTGGTTCCAGATGTCATATACTGACCAGCAGCATAACCTACAGCAGTATTATACATATCTGCATTACCAGATGGATTCGAAGTATATAAAGCATTCACACCTATAGCTACAGAATTATCTCCTGCTACATTAGTATATAAAGCTTGATGACCTACAGCTGTGTTATTCTCTCCAGTAGCATTGGCACCCATTGAACTAGAACCTATTGATATATTAGATGCACCGCTAGTATTACTACTCATGGACCCATTACCAATAGATACATTATGATCCCCAGTTCCATTGGAATTATCTAAAGCAGCATAACCTATAGCTACGTTTTGAGTTCCGGTTGTAAGACCTTGTGCTGCGTTAGCACCAACAGCTACGTTCCAACCATGTCCAGAAGTATCTGCTAAGAAATTATATAAAGCATTAGAACCTATAGCTGTGTTAGCATCTCCATCTTCATTTTCATATAAAGCTTGGAAACCTATAGCTGTGTTAGTCTCTCCCGTAGTATTAGAAAATAGAGAATTAACACCTACAGCTGTTGTAGAACCTACAGTAGTATTATTTGCAGCATAACTACCGATAGCGACATTACTACCTCCTGTTTGGTTATCGCTTAAAGCAGCATAACCTAAAGCAGTATTATGTTGCCCTGTAGTAATTGCATCTCCAGTATAAGAACCTACAAGTGTATTTACTGTACCTGTATTTATCAATTTACCAGCTTCATAACCTATAGCTATGTTATGTAGAGCTACGTTACTAGCTGGTTCTTGAGTATATAATGCGTAACTACCAATAGCTATAGAAGCATCTCCATCTACATTAGTAAGTAAAGCATCACGACCTATAGCTACGTTGTGGTCTCCTATAGTATTATTTGGTAAAGTTCCACGACCTACAGCTACATTATTAGTTCCTGAAGTGTTATCAGATAAAGCAGCATAACCTAAAGCAGTATTAGAATCTCCAGTTCCTGAATCTGCATCTAAAGCAAAAGTACCGACTACTGTATTTGAATGTCCAGTTGTAAGTCCGTGTCCAGCATATCCACCTACAATTGTATTATACTGTGCAGTTGTAACATCTTCACCAGCTTGAGTACCTACAACAGTATTCCATCCTTCTCCATCTGCATTTGCTTCAAAGGTATATAAAGCTTTATATCCTATAGCAACATTATTATCTCCGTCACTATTAGTATATAAAGCATGACTACCTACAGAAGTATTATAAAGTCCAGTACCACCTACTTTTGCTGCATTAGAACCTATTGCTACGTTATGAAGTCCACCTGAAGTATCATAACCTGCTCTATACCCTACGAATGTATTATCTCCAGTACCGTCTGAAACGTTTACACTATATCCAGCTTCAGCACCTATAGAAGTGTTTCTATCTCCTGCATGGTTCCAATATAAAGCATAATTACCTACAGCTGTGTTATTATCCCCAGTCGTTTGTTCATGT